GCACATGGTCTGCCTGTGGGCAGCCGCATCACCGTGGACGGCTCCACCAGCTACGACGGAATCTACACCGTCTTGCGCGGCAGCACCTCGGCGGAACTCCTCATCACCAAAACCTACGCGGCGGAAACTTTTTCCGCCGGGGCTGTTACCGCCACCGCCCCGTTCTACGACCATGAATACAAGCTGGGCGACTACATGCCCAGCATGGTCAACGACAAGGCCTTTCCGGACCTCCCCGCGTACTTCCTGTATCGCGGGCTGAAGCCCGGAAAGCTGGCGCTCACCCTTGGCGGCGAGGGCGGCTTGTCGGCCAGCATCGACTACATTGGCGCGGGAGAAGACAAAAGCACCTCCCCCTATGTGGCCGCTCCGGTGGAGCTCCCCATCCGCACGTTCATGCAAAAGGGCTTGTCGCTCATGGAGGGCGGCGTGGCCTACTCCAAGCGTGTCAAATCCGTAACCTTCTCCCTGGACTGCGGCCTGGATGACACGGGCTACACCATCAACGACCCGGATACTGCCGGGGAACGTGGCGACATCACCGAAGGCTTGGTGCAGATCGGCGGCGAGCTGGAAGCCTTGTTCAAGGATGTGGATCTGGTGGACAAGGCCATTTTGAGCAGCACCAGCAGCCTGCTGTTCACCTGCGTGGAAGGCGGCTACCGCCTGCAAATCCTGATGCCGGAGATCAAGTACGAGCGCGACAGCCCCTCCATCGACGGTCCCAAGGGTGTGCTGGAAAAGCACACCTACATGGGCTTTTACAAATCCTCGGATGAGGGCTCCTGCATCGTGGTGCGCCTGCGCAACGAAATCTACACCTGGGAGCACTAAACCATGAAGATCACGCTGCCCGTAAGCGGCAAGGAAATCGAGCTGGCCGTCTGGTCGTGGGAAAAGGCCAAGAGTTTTTTCAAGCGCGCGGCCGAGTATCTTTCCGAGGGCCACAGCAACGAAGAGTGGATGGAGCACGCGCTGTCCGAGAGCTACCCGCCGGACATTTTGGACGAGGTGCTCAAGGCTTCGCCTGATGCATTGGCGCTTTACAACGACACTGTGCGTTTCAACAAGTCCGGCTCGGAGGCCGTAAAAAACTCCTTGCGGTCTGGGAGTGGGCAACCGACCCAGACCGCGTAGCCACCTGCGGGGCCTGCCGGGCCACGGACTATGACGGCCAGGAGGATTGCTCCGCATGCGAGCTTAGCCACGGCCCGGCGCTGAGCCCGGAGAATGAGACGGCCTGGAAGCTCTGGAGCGGCGTGCAGACCCAGTGGCGCATGGGCTTCGGCGGGGCGACCGGCCTTGATTATCAAGCCCTGGACACGGTGGCCAGGGTGCAGGGCATCCAGCTGGACAGGATGATGCTGGAGAAGATCCAGGCGCTTGAGGGCGCGCAGCTGAAACGCTGGGCGGAAATGCGCAAGGCGAATAAAGGCAAGGGAGACTTCGGTGGCGGCTAGGCTAAGCGAAACGATCTATCAGGAGGAGCACGTCGTGAACGCTTCATTCCCTGGGCAAAACCATTCGCGCCAGCTTGGCGTTGACGAAAGCTACGCGACCATCGCAATCGACATTATGGGCGTTGCGTGCGCACCAGGCCGCCAGCTCGTCAACGTCGGCCTCAACCTTTACGGCTGTGATTCCCTGCGCCCGGACGACGTCCATTCCCTGCTGCGCCAGCTCGACGAAGCGGGAATAGGTGTTGGGCAGCTTGTGGCGGTCTGCGCAGATGCGTAGCACCTCGGCATACTGTTCTTCCCGGTACCAGATGAAGCCGACGATTTTAGGTCGCATGGGCAGCCTTCCTCCCTGTGCGTTTCAGCTGTTCTGTTCGATATCAGGTTCTGCGAATTCCGCAACCTCCCTCTTGACAACTTCCCGGCCATCTGCCATTGGCGGGGCAGGTGCTAGTAACACCTTTAGCGAAGGACGGCCCCACGCCCGTCAGACCCCGTGGGATTTTTGCTTTCCAGCCCCTGGAAAGAGCTTCGGCCTCAAGCCGGGTGTGGGACGAATACAAGACCCGAAAGGGAAACACTCCCGCCGCTCCTTCGCGGTTACTAGCACCCGGTTTTTGTCGATAGTACGACAAAGGCCCCTAGTAAATCGAAGGAGTTCCAGCATGTCTACTCCCCAGCCTTTTGTCCTGTCCGAGGAAGCGGCCCAACAATTGCGCAGCCAGTTGTGGGACGCGGAATCCATTCTGCGCCTGCTCGTCGATCACACGGAAATGCTCATCAACTCGCCGGGCGAGTTGCACAGCCTGGACGGCTTCCCTGCCGTGCTCAAGGCCGCCGCCGACAAGGTGGAGAAGGTGAGCACCAGCCTGGAAAGTTTCCACCTGCCCCGCATCCAGGGCGGCAAGGTGCTGCCCTCCCGCGCGGATGAAGCCGCTACGTTCCAGCGCAAGGGGGCCACCCATGCGTGATCTCACCCCGGTCCTCTCCCTTTCCTCTGGCCGCCCCGTGGTTTCCAGCCTCAACATAGCTAGGCACTTCCAGAAGCAGCACCAACATGTGTTAAGAGCCGTTGCTGAGTTGTGGGCCAAATTGCCCGACGATTTTAGCCAGTCCAATTTTGGACTGGCTGACTACCTGGATTCACAGGGAAAAAAGAGACCCTACTATGAACTGAGCCGCGACGGCTTCACGCTGGTGGTGATGGGCTTCACCGGCCCCAAGGCCCTGGCCTGGAAGCTGCGCTACATTGAGGCTTTCAACGCCATGGAGCAGGAGCTGGTGCGCCTGGCCCTTGCCAGCGCGGAGCGGGAGAACAGCGCCCGCCACGTTGAGGACGCCGACAGCGACGGCCCCGCCATGCTGCCGGAGGCCATTGCCAACCTCAAGCCCGGCCTGCGCGCCACGGCCATGCACACCGCCGTGCAGGCCGCCCGGCTCACGGGCGGCACCGAGGCCGACATTGAGCGGCTGTTCCTCAAGTACTGCGGCTGGCTTTCCCCCAGGCCCGCGCCGCAAGCCCTGGACGCGGATGGCCGCACGGCCACGGGCTGGTACGCCGTGTTCCTGCAATGGCTGGCCGAGTGCGTAACCCGCAGCAAGGAAGTCAAGACCAGCTCCGAGAAGCTGTTCAGCCACTTTTGCCGCTACATGCACGAGCACCACCCGGAAATGCAGAAGCCCAGCCAGAAGGAATGGGGCCGCGAGATGCGCCCCCGGTTCCTGCGCGAGAAAGCCTCATGCATCTATTATCACGCGGCGTTGCCCAATGCGGAGGGCGCGGTGAGCCTTTCGCGCAAGTGGATGTGGAGCACCGAAACGGACGCAACGGAGCAGTAGGAGAAGCCGGTGGCAGCTGAAACACAAATCATCATCTCCGCCAAGGACCTGGCCACCGATGTGTTCCGCCGCGTCGGCACGGCCAGCGCAGGCCTGACCCGCATCTTCGAGGCCACGCGCAATCTTATCCCCTTTGCCGGGGCGGGCCTTGGCGTGCACGGCCTCAAGGAGCTCATCGAGAGTCAGGTCGAGTACATGGATCAGGCGGGCAAGATGGCCCAGATGACCGGCCTGACCACCCAATCCTACACCGAGCTGACTTACGCCGCCAGCCTGGCGGATATCACCGGCGAGTCCCTGAACAAGTCCATCGGCAAGCTGTCCAAGAACATGGTCGCCGCTGCGGATGGCAGCGGTGATGCGTATGACGCCTTCAAGGCTCTGGGCATCAGCGTCAAGGACAGCACGGGGCACCTCAAGAGCGCGGACCAGGTGCTGGCCGAAGTGGCCGACAAATTCAGCCAGTACAAGGACAGCGCGGAAAAGACCGCGCTGGCGCAGGCGTTGTTTGGCAAGAGCGGCGCCGAGATGATCCCGATGCTGAACAAGGGCTCGGCGGAGATCGCCAACATGCGGGCCGAGGCCCAGGCCCTGGGCCTGACCTTTGGCGACGACTTGGCCCGCCAGGCCGAGGAGGTCAACGACAACTTCAAGCGGCTGCACAGCCGCACGGAAGCGATGAAGATTATACTTGTCTCTGGCATGTTGCCTGCGCTGGAAGATATCAGCGTTGCTTTTCTCGCAGGGGGGAGCGAGGCTTCTGACTTTACTGGTACAATCGAGGCAATGGACCTCGTCTTACGTGGTGCTGGGAACACCGCGTTGTTTTTAAAAGCAGCGTTAGTTAGCTCGGCCCAGGGTTATCTGATGCTGAAAGACGCCATGAAAAACGGCCCCAACGTGCGGGATGAAATTAAACGTCGTGAAAAAATAATTAAGAACGAATGGCGCATGTATGCTGCCGGTGCCGAGATTCTTACTAACGGTTTGCTCTATCCCAAAGAAAACACTCATGGACTGCGCGGTCATGACGGGAGATCAGTTTACAATCCCGATGGACACTCTTCCGAGAAGAAAGACTCAGCCCCCATCGTGCCGAAGGGCGACAAGGGCGAGGGCGCTTCGACCATCAAGACCCTGACCCAGGAGGCCATGAAGGCCGAGCAGGGCCTGCGCGAAATGATGGGCACCTATCGCGAGCTGGAGCTTTCCCTGCAAGGCAACACCTTCGGCGTCACCTTGGCCAGGCAGGAAGCGGACTTTGTGAAGCAGCAGGACGAGGCGCTGCGCGAGCTCAAGCGCATTGCCGACGAACGCGCGGTGCTCGCCTCCAAGAACAAGCTCACGCCCGAGGCCTCCGGCCTGCTGGACAGGCAAGCCAGCGCGGTGACGACGCGACTCAACATGCTGCCGATCATCGATGCGCAAAAAGCCAGTATCGCCCACATCGCAAACGACATCGAGAAGCTGAACCGCGACGCCACGCACATGACCACCATGGCGGGCCTCACGGGCATGGGCGCGTACGGGGCGCAGATAGCGGGCATCAAGGCCAAGTACGAGGCTCTGCGCCAAGACCCCAAGACCAGCCAGCATTCTGTGCAGTGGGACGTGGAGCAGGAGGCCGCCCTGGCCCGCGCCGGGCAGGACCGCGCCAAGGCTCTGGCCCAGCAGCGCGGGGAACTGGCGCAGCTGACGAACAACACCAAGGAATATTATGCGTCCCAGGCCGAGGTGCTCACCATTGAGCGCGACCTGGCCGCCACAGCGGAAGAGCGAGCCATAAAGCAGCAGCAGCTGGACAAGGTGCTGGCCCAGAAGAACGGCGACGCCATGGACGGCATGGGCCGCGCGCTGCGCGCCTATGGCGCCGAGGCCTCGGACGTTTGGCAGAACTTCTACCGCGCGGGCACCAACGCCGCCAGCAAGGTGGAGGACGCCCTCACCGACGCCTTGAGCATGCAGGACGTGGATTTGGGCAACCTCGTGCAGTCCCTCAGCGCGGAAATGACGCGGGCGACTGTTGTCCGGCCCCTGCTGGGCATGTTGACGGAGGGGCTGTCCAGCACGGGCCTGTTTGGTGATCTTGGCCAAACAGCCGAAGCCGCGGCCCTGACCACGGCGGCGGTGGGCCTGGATGCTTCGTCTCTCGCCCTTAATACCTCGGCCTTCGCTTTGGACACCTCGGCCATAAGCCTGGACGCGGCGGCCATGGGCCTGAATGCGGCGGCCATGTCTCTTGGCGCGGGCGGCGTCACGTCCTCCGGCGGCGGCGACTCGAGCTTGCTCGGCGGCGTCGTTGGGAGCTTCTTCAACCTGGATGGAGCTTTCGCCGAGGGCGGCCACACCGGCGCGGGCAGGATCCTTGTGGGCGAGCGGGGCCCGGAGATACTGGACCTTGGCGGCAGCGGCTACGTTTACAACAACGCCGAGACAGAGGCCATGCTTTCCGGCGCTGGCGGCGCAAACATCAGCAGCAGCAACGTCACCATCCACCAAAGTTTCGACTTTCGCGGCGCCGACACCGGAACGGAGACCCGGCTGCGCGCCGCCGCAGGCATCATAAAGAAACAGGCCGTGGCCGAGGCCCTTGCCCAGGTGAAGGCCATGTCCGACCGGGGCGGCAAGTTCAGCCGCACCGTTGGCCGCAGGACATAGGGAGCAGCCATGACAGCGATCGCGTTTCCGACTTTGGCCAAGCGCCCAAGCTCCTGGAGCTGGAAGCTCATCGGCAACACACAGAGCTTTTCCAGTCCGCTTACTGGCAGCACGCAGACTCTGGAGCTGCCAGGCGCCCGCTGGTGGCTCCGGTTCGGCTACGAAAAGTTGCGCCAGGATGACGCCCGGGTCTTTGACGCCTTTCTGGCCAGCATGCGCGGCATGGCTGGCCGGGTGCTCATTGCGCCCATCCAGGCCGAGGCCCGGCGCGGCGTCGCCACCGGAACGCCCGTGGTGAGCGGCACGGGTCAGACAGGCCGCAGCCTGGTCACCAGCGGCTGGACGCCTTCCACTCCGCTGATCCTGCGCGTGGGTGATTATTTCAGCGTGGCCACGGCCAGCGGCCCGGAACTTAAAATAGTGACCGCCGATGCAGCGAGCGACGCTGACGGCGAGGCCACGCTGGCCTTTGAGCCGCCCTTGCGCGGCAGCCCGGTCAATGGCGCTGCGGTCAACATCAGCGCGCCGGAGTGCCTCATGCGTTTGCTGGACGTCGATCAGGGCGAGCTCTCGCTCAACTCCCCATACTACACGAGCTGGACAGGAGAGTTTGTGGAGGCCTGGCTGTGACGCGCGAGATAACCACAGATGCGGATGCGGCGGCGGCCTCGGAAGTTGTCCGGTGCCTGGACCTGGCCTTGTTCGAAATGGACTCCGGCGTGGTGCGCGTCACCGGCGCTCCCCATGACGTGAATTTTGACATGGACGGCGACGGCGAGGCGGAACTCTGGCGCACGCTCATGGGCCAGGGGCAGGTGAGCGGCGTGGAGGAGGGCGCCGAGCTGCAGAGTTACGGCCTCACCTGCACGCTGTCCGGCATTCCCCTCGAGGTTGTGGCGCTCGCCCTGGCCGAGCCGGTGCAGGGGCGCTTGGCTTATTTTTGGCGCTGCTTTCTCGATGAGGACCACCGCATCATTGGCAGCCCGGTGTTGATTTTCAGCGGCCGCATGGACGTGATGCCCATTGAAATCGGGGCCGAAGCCAAGCTGGAGTTGAGCGTGGAGAGCCGCCTGGCCGACTGGGAACGCACCGGTGGCAGCCGCTACACGGATGCCGAACAGCAGCGCCGCTGCCCGGGCGACCGTTTCTTCCAGTTCGTGCCCCAAGCCGTGGACAAGGAACTGACCTGGGGGAAATCATGAGGTTCGTCAGAACACACGACTGGCCCACCCGGCTTATGGACGTCGTGGTTGCCGCCAGGACCAAGCCCTTCGGCTGGGGCGAGAGCGACTGCTGCCTGTTCGCTAGCGACTGCATCTTGGCCATGACCGGCGTGGATCCCGCCGCCTGGTTCCGGGGCCGGTACACGACCCGCCGGGGCGCCATGCGCTGCCTCAAGGCTTTTGCGGGCGGCGGCATCGCCGCCACGGTTGAGCGCATCGCCGCCGATTGCCGCGCACCGGAAATACTGCCGACCCAGGCCCAGCGCGGGGACGTGTTGCTGGTGCACGCGCCGGAGTGCCCGCCGGAGCGCCTGGCAATGGGCGTGTGCGTGGGCGCGCATATCGCCGCCATGGGTGCGGCTGGCGTGACCCTTGTGCCCCTTGCGCGCGGCCTGCGCGCCTGGAGGGTGTAGTGGGCTCGGTTGTCGCCGCCGTCGTCATGGCTGTCGTCCAGGGCGCTGTGTATGGGACTTGGTTGTATGCGGGTATAGGGCTCGGCGTATCTCTGGCCGCAACGCTCATTAGCGGCGCGCTCCTGGGGGACGGCGCAAAGAAGTCAAGCGGCCTTGGCACAACGGCGACCGACCGCAAGCTCACGCTCAAGAGCGCCGTCGAAAGCCGCAAGCTGGTCTATGGCGAGGTCATGCTCTCAGGCCCGCTGGCTCTCAAGACGACAACAGGGAGCACCAAGGAATATTTGCACCTGGTTGTGCCCATGGCCGCGCACAAGGCGGCGGCGTTTCTTGAGGTATGGTTTGACGACACGCTGTCCACGGCCTCGAGGATCCTCAACTACAATCGGGTCAAGACGCACAGCGGATCCATTTTGCAGGAGGCCGATTCCGATCTCGTGGCCGAGGCGCCCGGCTGGACAACGGCCCACCGTGGCCGGGGCGTCGCCTACGTGTACGCCCGGCTCAAGTATGACAGCACGGTCTGGTCGAACGGCGTCAAGAACGTCAAGGCGGTTGTGCGCGGCAAGGCCCTGTACGACCCGCGCCTTGCAACCGTGTCCATCGCGTCCACAGCCGCCGGAGCCCCGGCTGTCATCATCACGGCAACGCCGCATGGCCTGGCCGTGGGTGATGAAATTTTCATCCTGGGCCATGCGCATTTGGCGAAATATTACACCGTGCTCACCGCGCCAGCATCGACAATGCTCACCCTGGCCAGCCAGACGGGCGGCGCGGCTGTTTCCCTGGAGGCCTCCAGCACGGGCGGCGAAATCTCGCGCCTGCGCTGGAGCAACAACTGGGCGCTGGCCGTGCTGGATTATCTGCTTTGGTTTGACGCCCTGAACGCCCGGTTGGCTGAAATCGATGCTGACTACTGGATCGCAGCGGCCAACGTGAGCGATGAGCAGGTGGCCTTGGGCAGCGCGAGCCTGTGCACGGCGGACGCGGCCACGGATGTGGTCACCCTGGCCGAGGCCGTGCCCTGGCAAACGGGCTTGCAAGTGCGTCTTTCGAGCACAGGCGTTTTGCCCGGCGGGCTTGCGGCAGCGACCTCCTACGCCTGGGTGCGGCTCACGCCGACGACAGGCTACCTGGCCAGCACAAAAGAAAACGCCTTGTACGGCCTTGGGGTGAACATCACCAGCGCCGGGACGGGCGCGCACACCATTTCCGCCGCGCTCTCCTGCACGGTGGACGCCACGGCGGGCAGCGTCACGCTCAAGGACGATGTGCCGCGCGACGACGACGCCGCCGACGATGCGGAGCAGGATTCCATCAGCCCGCAGTTCGGCTGGGCGACAGGCGACGCCGTGCGGTTTTTTCAGGGCACGCCCCCGGCGGGCTTGTCCCTTGGCGTCACCTATTACTGGATCCGGCTTACCAACGCCTCGGGCAAGCTGGCCGCCAGCCACGAGGCAGCGATCACGGGAACGGCGCTGGCCCTGGCCGATGCCGGAAGCGGGCTCACTATGGCCCGCGTGAGCCAGCCGCGCTACACGGCCAATGGCGTCATCGACCTGTCGGAGAAGCACGCGGACAACCTTGACCGCCTGCGCGCCGCGGCTGGCGGCGTGCTGCCCTATGTGCAAGGCAAGTACCGGCTGCATGCGTCCGCCGCCACGACGCCGACCTTTGAGCTCACGGCGGATGATCTGCGCGACACGCTGAAGGTGCAGGCGAGGCCCGCCAAGCGCGAGCTGTTCAATGCGGTGCGCGGCACCTTTGTTGACCCCACCCAGTTGTGGGAGCCCTCGGACCTGCCCGCCGTGGTGAGCGAGCAGTACGCTGCGGAGGATGGAGAGCAGATCTTCAAGGATGTGGAGCACCACTTCATCACCGACTGCATCCGGGGCCAGCGCGTGAACAAGATCATCCTGGAGGCCGGGCGGCAGGGCATGACGGTTGAGTTCCCGGCGCGGCTCACCGCCGGGCAGCATTCGAGCATGAGCATCGCGCCCTGGGACGTGGGCGCGTTGACGATTGATCAGCTCGGCTGGGAGGGCAAGCTCTTCCGTTGCCTGGCCTGGAAGATCGCCGATGACCAGGGCATTGACTTGAGCCTGCAGGAGTATGCGGCCTCCGCCTACGACTGGGATCCTTCCGAGGCGGCGCATGCCGACACCGCACCCAACACCAGCCTGGCCAACCCCTGGGACGTGGCCGCGCCAACTGGGCTTGTGCTCACGACGGGCGCGTCCATCTACACCTATGGCGCCGATGGCACCATAAGCCCGCGTCTGCTTGTGTCCTGGGCGGCTCCAGCGGATGAGTATGTGCTGTCTGGCGGTCATATTGAGCTGCAAATGCGCGAGAGCGGCACGGCCACGTGGGCGCCAGCGGGATCGTGCAGCGGGTCGGACACGCAGTATTATCTCACCCAGGTGCAGGATGGCTATGAATACGACGTGCGCGTGCGGGCGATCAACGGCATGGGGGCCATGTCTGATTGGTTGCAGGGCAGCTGTTTGGTATTGGCCGATCCTCCCGCCGTCGCCTTGGTCGAAAACCTTTCGTGCGCCATTGGCAAGGCCGGCGTGTCCGTCAGTTTTGATCTCGCCACAGCGCCATGGGTGAGCGGCTACGACGTAGCGGTGGATGATGATCTGCTTGCGCGCGGGTTTGGCGAAAGCCCTTACCTTGTTAAGCCAATAGTCGCAGGGCTTCATGCCGTGCGAGTGCGCGCTCGTGACCTTTTCGGCCAACGTGGCCCCTGGGCCGAAACGGAAATTACGGTATCGGCTCCAGCCGCGCCTGCCGTTGCCGCTGCGATTGTCGGCCTTGGCGTCAAGTACGACATCACGCCACCAACATCTGATTTCGCCATTGCTGGCTACATGGTGAGGGAGGGCTCGGACTGGGCCACAGGTTTGGATATTGGCGCAATCACCGGCACGACACACACCATCGCAGTCGGGGCCGCAGGGACTGTGCGCAGATGGTTTGCGGCCGTAGACACGGCGGGGAACGTGGGCACGCCGACGGCCATTGATGTCGAGGCACTTGTCCCCCTGGCCCCCACCGTCACCGCTCGCATCAGCGGCAGCAACATCGAGGTGGCCTGGGCGCACAACCTGGGCAGCCTGCCCCTGGCCAGCTCGGAAATTTTGCACGGCGCCACGCTGGAGACGGCGACCTCGCTCGGCTCCGGTCTCACCAACACCTCGCTCCAGGTGCCTGGCGCCGCGGGCTTGCACCGGTTCTGGGTGCGCGACACGGACAGCGCGGGCAACCCCGGCCCGGCTGGCATGGTGGAGCTCGTCATCACCGCGCCGGGCACGGTCGCAATCACCCCCCAGGTCATCGACAACAACGTGCTGCTGGCCTGGACCGAGGCCGCCGGAACTCTGCCCTTGGCCGATTGCGAGATCAGGCGCGGGGCGACCTACGCCGAGTCCGTGCCTATCGGGCGCATCAACGGGCGGTTCAGCGCGCTCTTCGAGAACGCGGGCGGTGTCTACACCTACTGGATAACTCAGCGCGACACCGCCGGGAACGACGGAACGCCAGCGCCCATCACAGTGCAGGTGAGCCAGCCGCCGGACTATGTGCTGCACGCGGACATGGCCAGCGCCTTCGGCGGGACTTTGACCAACGCCTTGCTTGACCGGGGCGCGCTGGTCATGCCGGTGGACACCGTGAGCACCGTGGCCGAGCGCATGGCCGCAGGCGGCTGGGCCAGTCGTCAGGCCAAGGCCGATGCGGGCTATCCCTACCGCCTGGAGCCCACCCTGGCCGGGGCGAGCTACGAGGAAATCATCGATTACGGGACCACCTTGTCCGGGACGAAGATCACCGTCACGCAGACCTCGCAGATCATCCATGGCAGCGTGGCCCTGGGCTGCAACATCAAGACCAGCCCGGACGCGGAAGACTGGACCGACCTGGGCGACGTGTGGATGGCCTACGGGACGGCCTTCCGCTACGCGAAGATCACGCTCACGGCCACCCCGGACGGCGGCAGCAACGACTTGCTTAGGCTCATCGAGCTACGCGTGCGGCTGGATGTGAAGTTGAGCAACGACGCGGGCATGGTGTACTGCAACGCCGCCGACGAAGGCGGAACACAGGTCAATTTCAATGTCTCCTTCCTCGACGTTCGGGCGCTTGTTCCCGGCGTCGCCAGCGGCGGAGCCGGGCTCTACGCGCTCTATGATTTTCAGGATGCGCCCAACCCCACCGGGTTCAAGATGCTGCTGTTTGATTCAAATGGAAACCGCGCCTCCGGCTGGGTCAGCTGGAGCGCCAAGGGAGTGCTCTTATGGTCGTAGATTTCAGTCAACCGGAGGTCACGCAGACCGAAGCCGCATACGCCCAGGCCATCCGCGATCTTGCATCCGCCTTGGTCATGATGCTGGATGGAGTCACGGCCAGCAACGTGCCCACAGGCGCAATCCGCTGGAGCAGCGCCAACAACAGGCTGGAAAAGTTCAACGGCACAACCTGGGCCGCGCTGTGCAGCCTGTTCGACATGAACGTGTTGCGGCTGAACGGCTTTCAGAGCGCGGACTTCGCGCTGGCCGGGCACAACCATGCAGGCGCATACCAGCCGCTTGATGCGGAGCTGACGGCCATCGCTGGGCTGACCAGCGCGGCGGATCAGGCAATCTATTTCACCGGGTCTGGCCTGGCGGCGCTTATGGCCGTGACCAGCGCGGCGCGCACGCTGCTGGCGGCGACAACGGCTGCCGCCCAGCGCACGGCCCTGGGCCTTGCCATTGGGACAAACGTGCAGGCGTATGACGCCACGCTCGCGGGGCTGGCCGCGGTCTTGCCCGAGGCCGACGAGCTGATGTTCTCCACGGGCGAAAATGTCTTTGACACCTGCGCGTTCCCGGCACAGGCGCGCACGCTGCTGGCCGCGACCACAGCCGCCTTGCAGCGCACGGCCCTGGGCCTTGGCAGCGCCGCCACCCTTAGCGTCGGCACAGCCGCAAACAACGTCGTCCAACTCAACGCCAGCGCACAGCTACCAGCTGTCAGCGGCGCGCTGCTTACGGGCTTAAGCGCCCTGGCGAAGCTTGCTCTGACGGCGAACCGGATATTGTACATCAACAGCTCCGGAGAGCCTGCCCTGTTGGCCCTGGGGGCCGCTGGCACGGTGTTGCAAAGCAACGGAGCCTCTGTTGCCCCGTCGTTTGCAGAGGCCGGGGGCGGCGGCATGTGGGAGTTGGTGCAGGCGGTAAACCAGACGACGGCAGTGGCCGCGATCAGTTTTACTGGTCTTGATTTTGCGGCTTACGATTACCGGCTCGTCGGCGATCTAGTCTTGCCAGCGTCACCCGGCATCCGCTGCGGGCATGGCGCATCCCCTACATGGATTACAGGCAGTGCGTACAGGTTTGTTGCGGATGACACAAATACCTCAGTAACGACTACGTATTTCCCCGTTTCTATGGTTGGAAAGGTGATTATTGACATGCACTGCTGCGCACTCAGTGCAACAGAGTTTGTTATGGATAACCACAACCGTTTATATGCAAGCACCACACCTGTAACCTCAGACGCTGCTTTTGGGGGTGGATACGTCGCAACGACGACAATTGCCACAGCTATACAAATTATGGCGGCTACTGCCGGAATCACGGGTAAGGTATCGTTGTACCGGCGCGCACGGGCCTAAAGGGGGTATGTCATGCAAAAGGTTGTTAACGGCGTGTTGATGGACATGACGCAAGACGAGCTTGCACAGGTGGCGCTGGACGCCGCAGAGTATGAGGCGCGCGCTACCAACACCGTCATTGATGCGCGGATTCTGGCCCTGGAGGCGAGCGTGACCCAGCGCCGCCTGCGCGAGGCCGCGCTCACCGAGGCGGGCCGGGCCTGGCTGGCTGATGTGGACGCCCAGATCGCGGTCCTGCGGGCGGAGAGGGTGTAGGCCGAGGCCAAGGCGGAACGCTTGCAAAGCCAGTTCGAGCGGGCGTAGAGACAGATAGGCACGGTCCGGGTTTACGTCACTGTTTACCGGGCCAAAGGGGCGGCGTGGGTCGCCCCTTTTTTATGGCCACCGTTTGCTATGCCACCAGTGCTTTTCCCACTCCTCCCGGTACAGCCTGGCCAGCTCCGGCGAGTCGAGGATCAGCAGGTTCTCGGCGTTCTTCAACTCGGCGTTCTTCGTGAAGTTGAAGCTGCCTGTCACCACGGTGCGGCCGTCGATCACCATGACCTTGTTGTGCGCGATGGCGTGCCGGGCGTCGATGTAGACTCCGGCCCCGGCTGCGGCCAGGGCTTGGCCCTTGGAGCTGCGGGCCTTGCGCTGGCTGCGGTCCAGTATCGCCTGGATTTGGACGCCGCGCCGCTGAGCCCGGATGAGCGCCGTGGCTACGGGCGCGCTGGTGAAGCTGTAGGCCAGCACGCAGATGGACTCGCGCGCCTGGTCTATGCGCTGCACCAGGGCATCCTGCGCGCCGCCACGGGGGGAGAAGTAGACCGCCGCCGGGGTGTCGCGCAGGGTCAGGTCAAAGGCGTGCGTGGTGGAACAGGCGAGGAGAACCGAGAGTATTGCCGCGAGAGCGGTGCGCATCACCGTGGCAGGCTGTCCAGGAATGCTGCAACTTCCAGCGGTCCGAAGCCTTGATTTTCAAGTTCCAGCCGTGCCCGGCCCTGGTCCATGGCGCCGCCATGTTCGCGCTGCAAGCTGTTGTAGCATTTCTGGATGAGCGGCTCGGGCTTTGGCGCAGGCGCGGCGGGGACATCGCGCCCGCAGTGCTTGCAGACGATCGCCTCGTATTTGATGTCCTCTGCGCAGAAGGGGCACTGGCGCAGTTGAACGGGTTGTATCAGCGGCTGACTTGTGGCCCCTGCTGCCTGTTTTCTTGGTGTGCGCATAAGTGGTCGCCACAGGGCAAGCCAAGTTAGGCCAACAATTCCAATGACAATAGGTGCGTACGCTTTGGCCATAATATCAATGGGTATAAGCAGCATGGCTGCTCCGTAGGGGAAGATGGGCGCGAGGATGAAGGCAATTACCTTTTCCGTGCGCGTGCTGTTTGTCAGGCGGAACGATTTGCGGCCACTCTGCCCAGGCTGGCCCGCTGGCGCAAAACCCACCATGAGCAGTGCAAACGGGCCAAGCAGCAGGCCGAGTATGAACCAGTTTCCCGCACTTTTGTTCTTTTGCCCCGCCACATAAGATGCAGCGATGCCGCAGAGCACCCAGAAGATAACGAATTCCATCACCCAACCTCATCGATGATTGCCAGGGAGATTTGATCGACGTTGTCCGGTTCCTTGCCCTTGGCCCAGCGACCGATATCTGGGTTGAACGCAGAGCGAGACGAGGCGTTTCCAAGAAATGCCCATCCAGATATTATCGTGCAGTCAAATCACGCGCCCTTCAACAATGCGGCATGTAAATCTTTGTCCTGAACAACCTTTGCAACGATGTCAGCCATTGCTTTCATAAGGGCAGCTTTGGCGTTTTCTCCAGAAGCAAGCATGATGTTGGGCTCAATCGCACCACCCTCGTAAGAGTGAGTGTAAATGACATCACCTTTCTGGTTCAATACCTGAATGTTAATCAGACCATCGGCGACAGCGTCACCCGCCCAGAATCCAATCTTGAAGTCATTGTAGAACCGAACCAGCTCGACCTTGACGGTTTTTCCATCTGGGCCGATTTTAAACCCTACGTTGCATAGTTCCGTGGAAATTGCATCTGCGAATGTTTTTGAAATATCATTGTTTGGGACGATAGCAGCCATCTCCATCCCATATCCATTCTTCTTTACACCGACCCTGTCCTTGAAGACGGTCCTTTTGTCTTCATTCATGACATTGAGGGAAACGTTGTCAGCACCGTCAACAACAGTGATATTTGCCTTCCCCTGATAAGGAACGTCAATTTTGTCAACAGTTACAGCGCATCCAGCGAGAGCAAATATCATGAGCAAGGCGAGAAGCTTTTTCATTTGAACTCAATCCCCTTTGGCTTTTCAATTTCTGTTGGCAAAGAGTTGGCAGGCAACACCCGCTGGTACTGACCGTTGATTTGAACCATTACCCTGTCACCGACTTTGAAGATGACATCTTTCTCGCCTACATTCTGTGCAACCGTAAGGGCCTTGCCGTTCTTCAATACGACCGTGTACTCGACACCGCCTCGATTCCGAATGGCTTGCTCCAATGCAGAACCGATAACGCCACCAACAACAGCACCACCAATGCCCCCCGTGACAGCGCCTGCACCTCGGCCAGTATAGATACCAGCAGCAGCACCACCAGCACCTCCGAGGAGAGCACCAGCACCACTGTTGTCGGAGATGATGTCAATGTCCCTCACCGCGACAACCGAACCAAACTCAACGACCTGAATCTGTCCGACCTCGGAGTATCTGTAGCGGTTTTGAGTCGCGTAGTCGCAGCCAGCGAGAAGAATCAGAAGGCAGGAAACTAATACCGCTATTTTCATTGTGCCCGTCCTAGTTAGTATCCACGCTTTCCGTGGCCGTAGCCAGTGTTGAGTCCACTACCACCGTAGCAGAGCACCCAGAAGATAACGAATTTCATTCCGACCTCTGTTGGGCTAGAAACCCGGCGTTGCCTTGGAACCGGCCATGATGAGGTCAAACAGGGTAACTAGCGTGATGGCGAGGGCAAGCCCAGACAGGATTTTTACAAGCAGGTTTTCGGCCCTGTCCCCTTTACGGGTGCAGAACGAAATGTATCGAACGATGGTGTAACAGCCGATGATGACGCCAATGGCTGGAATCATGGTGACGCTCCTCACAGCCCCTGCATCACCCAAACGGCCCGGCCCACGATGAGCCCGTCGCGATCGTCCAGGGGCACCCGCATTTCCGGGTGCTCGGGATTGATGCTTCGCAGTACCAGTTCCCTGGCCTTCGGGTCAATGAATATCCGCTTCACGGTCAGGCCCTCATAGGGCACCCGCACCCCGTATTTTTCGCCCGTCACCAGCTCGCGCTGGTCTGTGTCCAGGCCGACGAAGGCCCCGCTGCGTATCTCCGGCTCCATGCTGCGGCCCTCTATCTGCACGATGAGGATGCTCTCCCGGTAGTAGGTGAGCGGAATGCAGACGTGGCAGATGGCCTCCGGCTCCCAGCGCTCAAGGGCCGGGCCACCTGCGGCCATGGCGTGCACGGCGACCACGCGGCCAACGGGTGTCGCATCGTCCGGGCCGACCACACAAGCGGCATCAGTAGGGGCGCCCGCAGAAAGCCTGCGGATGCCCATTGAGCCCTCCGATTCACCAGTCCCTAAAAGAAGCCATTCCGGGGTGAGCCCAAGCTTCTGCGACATCGTGGCAAGATCCTCCGCGCTTGGCCGCTGGCCTTTTTCCCAAGCTTGAACTTTGCCTCTGCTCACATTCATCAAGGTCGCCATCGTCTGAAAGCTATATCCACGCCCTTCAGCGCGAAGGAGCGTTGATACTTTTTCCTTAATTATAGCGTACTGTTCAGACCATTCCAGCATATTTTTAACCCATGCGTAATAAAAATATGTTGACTGCTGCATTAAAATTAGTGCAGGGTGTTTCCAACGCTTCCCACAAACTTCCCACGAGGGAAAGGAGCCGACCATGAGCGAGACCACGTGCCCCACCTGGAATGCCTTCCTGTCGAAACTTGTTCCGAATCAAACGGATCGTGAGGCTTTTTTCCGTCTCTTCATCAGCCTCATTGCGGCTTCTTCGTCCTCGGAGCAGCGGAGTTGACGGCCATGGCCCCTTGCACAAGCCAAGCCGCAATGCCTTCTTTTTCGTTGCGCAGCTTCGCCAACATGCTCTGCGCCTCTTCTTCGGAAAGCTCTTTGTCGTACGCGGCAAGAATTTCTGGCCTGGCCTCGATGGCAAGGAGGAGCAGCTTCTCCAAATCCTTTTTCGTTCTGCCGGAGACCTCGGAAAGTATCTGGAGAAAGACTTCGCGGTACTTCACACGGGCCTCACTTTTTTGCCGTCAACGGAGGAATGCATGAACAAACAGACACCCCGCGAACAGGCCGCCGTTATCTTGGGCGGTCACGAAAAGCTCTTCGCGCTTGAAGAGGCCGGGCTTGTCATCGATAGCCGCGCCAATCGGCGGGCCAGGCACGAACGGTACCGCCTTGTTTGTCTGAAGCTCGCCGTTGCGAGAACCATCCTCACCGCACACGTTGCCACTCTGAAAGATCCGTTGGTTCCGAGCCGTCGGGTTCTTTGTCGTCCCACGCGTCCCAGCCGGTGTGCTGGGTGTACACGTCGTCCGCTGCGGCCTCGGGCCTATGGTAGCTGCCAAGCAACTCATCGCCGATCCACAACCCCCAGCGCCCCTGTTGCGGGCGAATACTGAAAAGACCTGCCGGGTTGCGGAAGATGAAGACCACTACAGACCTCCAAAGGTGCGAATATGCAAAGCGTTACTGAAAAGAAGCTGACCCGTCAACAAAAGTTAAAAATCTGGTGCATCGAGAACAGTTTCGACACCGCCCAGTTGACGGAGAAGAGCGGCCTCGCTCGGCAGACCGTGAGCCAGGAGCTCAACTACCGGCCCAGCATGCGCGCCGATTTGCGCGACCTGTGCTTACGCCTCGGCATTCCCGCCGATTTGCTGCCTCCGCCCACCCGCAAGAAGGCCGAGCTGCTGGCCGAGAACCTGGAGCTGCGCCAGCGCGTTGCCGAGCTGGAAGGCCAGCGCGCGCCCCAGGCCCAGGCGGGCTGAAGCCCGACGATTGCCCCGTACACGCATCGCAACGCCCTGGCAACGTAAGTTTTTTTAAGGAGTTGGACAATGCAAGAGCGCGACTACCTCAATATGAGCCTGCTGGACGCCGTGAACCTGGCCGTCATCATGTCCAAAATGAGCAAGGACGATGTGGGTGCGGCCATGGGCTGGCAGCCGGGCAACGCTGACCGCATCTTCGGCTCCGGCAACTACTGGATGAGCCTGCCCAGCGTGCCGCGCTTCTGCGCCGTGGTGGGCAACAATGTGCTCATTGACTGGCTGCACGCCCAGGCCCACGCGGGCGGGGTGCAGCACGAGTTTCCGGCCCTCGATTGCCCGGAGCTGCTCACCGGCATGACGCAGCTGATGGACGATCTGGGCAACGTGGCCAGCGAGGCGCAGCGGGCCGTGGCCAGCGAGAGCATCGAGAAGGGCGAGGCCGCGCGCCTGGTCAAGCGGCTGCTCAAGCTTTGCACCAATACCGTGCACACCATCCGCGGCTTGCGCCCCATTGCTGGCGGCGCGGGCCACGGCAACGACTTGTAGAGGAGGTTCCCCATGCTTCGTGAGCTTTCTGCACGTGATGCGCTGGTGGAGGTTGAAACCAAGCTGCGCGAACTGCTTGAGCACCCTGGTATGAACCAGAACGACAAGGCGTCCATTGTGCTGGCCAGCACCAATCTTTCGGCCATCCGCCAGCGCCACATGGGCCGGTGGACTCCGGTCAATCCCCAAACCCTGCCCCCGCGCAAGCCCGGGCAGCAGTTCCCGAAGCTGCCCGCCGGTCGCCTGGTGGACTGGGAGCGCGAGCGGGAGGCCGGCAATGCGTAACGACTTCTGCCCCGTGAAGGAGCGCAAAGCGGATGATACCGAATGCGGAAGCATCATCTTCAACGCCACCGATGCGGTTCTCGCGGTGTGCCAAACCTGCGCGCGCGGCAAGGCCTTGGCTGGAACGGTGAGTTCCAGCAGGGCGGTTGAGCCTGCGGCGCACCATGCCTCGGCACCGCCGGTCAGCACGCGGCAAGAAGGCCCCGCAAAGACCGCCTGGCAGCTGGTGGTCGAGGCCACGGGCCACACCTCCCAGGGTCGGCTGGCCGATGCCCTTGGCACCAATCAGACCAAGATTTCGCAGATGTTCCAGAAGCTCGGCAAGGGCAGACTGCCCAGCGGCCAGGCCTGGGACGACATGCTGCAGCTCTCCGGCCTTAGCGCAGAGACCTTGTTCTTCGCTGCAACCGGCAAGCCTTTGTCCAAGGCGCAGCCTGCCGAGCGGCCTTCTGCCTCCGCCCCCGTCACCTCCTCCCCGCCCAAGCCTTCCGGTCCGGTTCCTTGCGCCGGGCCGGACAGCACCATCGAGCATGACCTGGGCACGGAGAGCGCGGAGCAGCTCCTTGACAGCGAGGAGAGCCCGAGCCCGGAGATCATGAGCTTGCGCGGCGTGCGCCTGGCCTTCGGCTCCGAGACGGACGACGTGCGACGCACAGACATCAGCAGCATCATCCAGGAAGCTCTGAACGCTGGGCAGCTCCACGCCGACCCCCAGGCGCTTCCCGCCGACCTCGTGTTCTTCGA